AGGCGTAAAGAAAAGACTTTAGATTTTACGCCTCTCTTGAAAATTAAAAAAAATTATTATATAATATATATAGAAAGTTAAGGAAAGGAAGTTCTGAGTTTGAAGATTTATCTCGACCTGGAAGCTAATTGCACCACCAATGAAGCAATTTCTATTGGTATGGTAACAGAGAATGGAGATACATTTTATAGTCTCATTCGTCCGCATACGAAACTTGACCATAATATAAAGGTTTTGACAGGAGTTTCTCAGGAAGATGCAGACCAGGCTCCTAGTCTTGAAGAAGCAATGTTAGGAGTTAGAGAGTTCCTTTCCTTTCTTGATGAAGAAAATACTTTCTATCACTACGGCAAGAGTGATAGGGGTTTTCTTAGAGCTTCTATGGGCTTTACGACTGATATGAAAGCTCTTACTACTCTGCAATACATTCACAATAGATGTGAAAATGTTGACAAAAGGGTGGCGTCTCATTTTCGCAGGGATGCGATTGGTCTTAGGTCTGCGTATCTGACCATGAAACTTTCTTCTGAGGATCCAATTCAGAATCATAATGCTTTAGAAGATGCCTGGATGTTGAAATACGTTTGGGAAAATATTGATGGATACACTCTTCCTGATGGGATTGAGCCGGTAAAAGTACCTAAGGTCAAGATGTCTTATGGTAAAAGCAAGGCTAATCCTGCAAGCCCGGAAGAGCTGATGAATCGCAGACTGACGGCGAAACAGCCGCGTTCCCGCAGAAATGAAGCGATTAGGAATTGTCCTGCTATTGATGACGATAAGTATAAGATTGCGGGAGTGGCGATTAAGGGTGAGCGTGAAATTCCCTTTAAAGAGATTTATGAAGTAAAAGGGTTCGTTCATACGGGCAGATTTAAAACTGCGGCCCAGGTTCTTCATGCTCTTGATGTTATTTACGCGGCCATGGAGACCGGTAAAGGTAATCCAGATACCAAAGGCTGGATTTTTAAGAAAGTTGAAAAACAATAAAAAATATTGTATAATATTTATGTGAGTTGTTCTGTTGCAGCAGAACTTATAAGCCGCAAGTGAGGGCTTTATACTCACTTTTATATCCCGCGGTAGCTCAACGGTAGAGCAGCCGGCTTATACCCGGTATTAGCGCCAGATTAGCGTGAGGTTTGGGGTTCGAATCCCTGGCGCGGGACCATAGGCGTAACGCTGCACGCCCTCGAAAGAGGTATCACAGAAGGCACATACAGCAAAGTTATTTTCCGAATAGTCTAATGGTTGGACATTTTAATTGAAATAAAAAGTTATGGGTTCGAATCCCATTTTGGAAGCCATCTAGTGCCTTGAAATTATTTGAAAAACTTTTATAAATATGATATAATATTTATAGAAAGTGAGAGAGGAAGTTGTTTATGGATAAGAAATTATACCTCGCGCAACTTGCCGCTAAGGCCATGTCCTGTTACAGCGATGAAGATGTAGTTTGTGATAGCCTTTGGCTTATGAATGGCGGCATTGGTGGGCCAGAGGAACAGTGGGAAAACTTTCTCAAGGTTTTTAAGGATACCTTTGGTATTTCCTATGATGAAGCTAAACAACTGAATCTTTTTGAAAAACAATAAAAAATATGTTATAATATTTATATAAGGCAGATACAGCAAATTATTTACAAATAAAACGCTTATTTTGGTTTAAGAAAGTTTATTTATTCTGCCTTGAGCTTGGGTCGGTAGCTCAGAAAAATTTTTGGGTAAAGTGAGCTAAAGATAATTCACTAATTCTTATATATTATATAAAGGAGAGTGAATTGTTATGCCGACAGCGTTGGATTTAACTGGACAAAAATTTGGAGCATTAACAGCAGTTTCAAAAGCTCCAAGTAGAAGTGGTAAAACATATTGGCTATGTAGATGTGAATGTGGGAACGAGAAAGAAGTTTAGACAGGTCATTTAACTTCTGGAGCTATTTAGAGCTGCGGATGTAAGTAGCATTTAAAGAAAAATAGTGGAAAAAATGTAGTTAATTTTAGAAAACGAATTAAGCTAGCATTGGTGGAAGGTTTTTCTCATAAATGCTCTTACTGCGGATTGCGGGATGCACCTCAGTTATACGACTTTCATCACGTTGACCCATCTACAAAAAGTTTTGGTATCGCAAATTCTTCTACTACAAGAAGTAAATAGGCTTATGCAGATGAAGCAAAAAAGTGTATAATGCTATGTGCTAATTGTCACAGAAGAATTGAAAATGGTCTAATTTCTTTAGATGATTTTACGCCAATCTTATTTGATGAAGAGAAGTATTTCAAAACTCTTGAGGATTTGATTTCATAATCCTCAATATGGATCGCTAGTTCATCGGTAGAACGCAAGGCTGTTAACCTTGATAGCATGGTTCAACTCCATGGCGATCCGCCAGAGTCAAGTTTGTGAGTAGCGTCGTGACTTTAACCCTAAACTCTCAATTCGTCCACTGCGAAGGAAAATAAAAGGCTGGCCCAATAGAGCGACGGGTGGTTCTGAAACAAATAGTTGCTCTTTTATGTTCTCGTGGCGCAATAGGCAGACGCGCGTGGCTTAGAACCACGATGTTGCGAGTTCGACTCTCGCCGAGAACACCATAGGTATCTACTAACAATTATACATATGATACCATCTAATGATTACAGGTTTTTATTGATTTCATTGCCATAAAACAATAGGGCATTATCTATTTCCGCCCTCAATAGAAATAGGTGGTTTTCAGTGACGCCGCTGTTCACCAACTGGAAGAAAAGTTAGTATCTTAATAAAGTAGATGATAGAAGTAAGATACTAAAAGTGCGTAATATGCTCGGTTAGTCAAGCGGTAAAGACGCTGGCCTTTCACGCCAGAAGCACGGGTTCGACTCCCGTACCGAGTACCATAAATCAATAGGAAAAGGAGATAAATCTTATTATGAAGAATGTTCACGGGAAGTTCAATTCTTTTGTCGCGCTCGGTCAGGCCTTTGGTATTAAGTGTGCGGTTGAAGCTGAGAAGGTACATAAGTGCCCTAATTGCGGGAATGAGCTTCGCAAGGTTGGTAACACAAATGTTTATGTTTGTGATTACGGAACTCTTGAGGATACAGATTTGAAGGGAACTCCCGTGCAGGTGCTCACAAAGTGTGGCACTATTGAGATTGACAATACTTAAATAAGTGGAGACCTAAGCAAGTCGATAAACTGCTTGTTATATGGCGCCTTCCTCTAAATGGCATAGGAAGCCGGAACCTCACTCCGGCAATATGAGTTCGAATCTCATAGGCGTCACCAGACGTATGGACTCCACGGCTCAACGGAGAAAACGGGTCTTTCTTGTGCGTAGAGTATGGTACGGCAAGAATATAATTATTAATTGGCACGCCCTTGCTTTATAAAGTGAAACGGTTCCGGCTGATACATCCAGCGGAGGGGCGCAAGAGTACCGTGACTATTAGAGTTATTTCAAAATGTGAAGTATGTGAGGCGTGGGCCAGGAGTGGCAATGCAGACCAACTTAGAAGCGTCTAGGCATTGAGTAACAGAAATATATTTTGATTATAGCTCTAATAGTTGTATATCGCAGAGAGGGTGTTGGTTCCCTGTCGAGTCTCATAAACTCGATTACGTGAGTTCGATTCTCACCTCTGCACCCATAAAAGACTGACACATTGGGAACCTATTTCTGAGACGCTTACGAGCCTCTCAAGTGCGATAATAGGCTGTCAGAAGGGCACTACCATTTTAAATATTCGACAAGGAGGTAATAAAATGATGGATATTGATGATTTCATTTTCGCAGAAACAGAAGTTATCCCAAGCAATAGGTAAGATAACTTATATGTTCAATGCGGCCACCGAGAGGGGTTGGTTCCAAGCCCATGAAACGCAGAGGAAACATATTTGGAGGGGTGGCAGAGTGGTTGAATGCAAGGGATTGCTAATCCCTCGGCCATAGAAATGTGACCCGGAGGTTCGAATCCTCTCCCCTTCGCCAATCGCCAATCGGGACAGACACTGTTGTATATGCCGGCCGCATATAAACGAGGCGATTTGTGTTAATAGCGAAAACCGACTAAGCTATTCCGTTCGCTTGCGGCGATAATACAAGCAACTTAATAAGTCCGACAAGTTTGGTGGTACTGCTGCGGACGCCAAGAGGGACAGGGGGCCAAAACCACAAGACAGAGGAATGGGTTCGATTCCCATGCGGCCGGCGATTAGGCTGGCGGTTGGTGTATAGTGTGGAAACGAGCATACTGTCAATCTTCTTTAACCTGGGCCGAGGTTTATATCGGCTATTATATGCTGGATTAGCTCAATAGGTAGAGCAATCGCCTTGTAAGCGATAGGTTAAGAGTTCGAGTCTCTTATCCAGCTCCAGCCTCGGCAGAGGCGTTTAAACGCGGCAATGGAGTGATTCCTCCTACCTGTAAGATATTGTGGCCGCTTTATCAAGCAGTCCGTATGGTAAACCGAGTCGGATAGGGTTGGATAGGGCGCAGAGAATTGTACCGCTAATTCCGAGTGCAAAGGCAGGACGCCGATACCTGATATTAAAATCTATTGCCAATATGTTGTGAGTAGCTTAACTGGTAGAGTCCCTCGTTGTGGCCGAGGTTAGTGCGAGTTCGAATCTCGTCTTACAACCCATAGACCTATTCAGCAAATTTTCAATCATATGTTTTTGGGTACATAAGAAGATGAAAAGGGGTCTAGTATAATGAATTTAAAAATAATTAAACAAGCACAAAAGAAATCTCCTGCTGAATTACAGGAGTATTTATATTTCAAACGAAGAGGCTCTATAACAAGAGCAAAGAAAGGAAAAGGCTCTTTTAGTAGAAAGTCTAAGCATAAAAATCTTCTTGAAAATTCTTAATTTTTATTATATAATATATATAGAAAGTTAAGGAAAGGAAGTT